CTCTATAGTAGTTGAAGGAGAGGAGGATTATGATATGGTAAAAGCCCTACCAACTAACAGAAGGTAATTATGGAAAGAGACAGAAAAAAAATACAATTTGTATTTGATTATATACAGAAAGAAATGGATATAAACGAGCAACAAATTAGAAGTAAGGTAAGAAAAAGAGAGATTTTAGATGCAAGAAGATTGTTTTTTTATGTTATGAGAAACTATTTTCGGTACAGTTTTGAAAAAATAGGTAAAATTACATTACATAACCACTCAACTGTATTACATTCATGTAGAACTTTTGATGACTACACTGTTCCTTATCCTAAATTAACCATATTACCATACAAAGATATATGCTTTCAATTAGATTTAATGAAAGATTCTGTTGAAGAACAGGTTGAAGATATGAAAGAAAAAATAATTTTAATCAACAAACAATTAGATAAAATACTAACAATTAAACAATTACAAAATGGCAGAAAAGAATTACATCGCTAGTAGTATTAAAGAATTTACTACTCAGTACGGAACACTAATTAACGCTAATCTTAAATTAGATGAACTACAAAAGATAGCTAAAAATGGATGGGTACAAATTACAATAGCTGAAAGAAAAACCCCATCAGAAAAAGGAGCTACTCATTATGCTTTTGAGAACACTTACGAAGCTCCCAAAAAAGAAACTACAGAACTTAAGACTTCTGATGATACAGATGTGCCATTCTAATACATGGTGGTACATTATAGGTCGGGGCAGCTGGCAAGCTGATGTGTCTGGGAGGTAGTGAATACGATACAGGAGATTGAGACTCAAATCACTATCACTCAGCCCCTTCCTTTTATAAAATTAATATGGAATACTCAAACGATTTTAAGTATGATTTGAAGTTAGGACAAATCAAAGAGAAAGAACTTGGAGATATACTTAACAACAAATCAATAGAGGTTAAGACAGACTTACAAGCTGCTGAAACTGGCAGTGTATTTGTAGAGTATGAAAGTCGTGGGAAACTGTCAGGAATCTCTAAATCAGAAGCTGATTACTATTGTTTCGTTGTTTCCAAAGATTCCTTTATTTTAATTAAGACAGAAAAACTAAAAGATAAGTGTAGAAAATTCTTGAATACAAATTTAGACACTGTAGGAGGGGACAACAACACTTCAAAAGGTATATTACTACCATTATTACAATTATTGATAGATATTTAGAAAAAACTACCAAATAATTTGGCAGTCTCGGATATTTTTCGTATCTTTGTATAAGAATTGAAGGGTTAGAGAACCCTTCGTTAACCCTTAAAAACTATAAAAACTATGAATAAAAAAAATAAAATGTTAAATTATAAAGAACTTTTAATAGATGTATTATCAGTTCAAACCTCATCAGGTCAAGAAGATTTGATGATAGAATATA